GCTTTTTAAGGATGTAGATAACGCGCTGCAATACTGGCTGCACCAGTTCAGCTTGCAGTCTGCCAAACGCAGAACCCATACGCCGTGATAGATCAGCCATACGTTCCGCAACCTCAGTTGCAGATGCGGGAGTTTTATCAGGGTTGCCCAGCATGTCATTGTATAGCGCACGTTTAATATTTAAACGCATATCGGAAAGTATAAGTTGAGCTACATCAAAGCTACCAGCAGCAGCAACAGGCTGTAACCCATTGGAACCAATAGCTTTTGGTATAATAGAACCCGGCACTAAGGATATAGTATCTGGGTTTATGACACCATCATCATCCATTTGATACACACCAGAGATAGCCATCTGTGCATTCTCTAGGATTAACTCAATGGTTAGGTTCGTTGTCTTGATAGCAGACAAGGCATTGATAAGAGGTCCACGACCATAGACTTCGCCAGCACACTTAGACCAACGGAAACAAATAAACGGATTAGCGCCAGAGCCAACTAGCTCTCTACTATAAATAACGCTTTCGGTAGTCATACAGAAAGCATAACTCATATAGACTTCTTCATTCTTGCGGGAGTAATCACGGCATACTAGCTCAAGAACTGTAGTTGTATCCTTGCCGCCATTAGCCATTCTGTTTTGAATCTGCTCGTTTAACACAGCATCAGGATACATAATCAATAACTGATTAAATCTAATGTTCTTACGCTCACGATAGATGTGGTCAATCCTATCATCAGGGCCAGTATCTAATACAACATGCGGCAATGGTATTGCGGTAAACCGAATTGGATCAATAGAGTCACCTTCTTCTGCAACAAGAATGCCAGTGCCTACAGCCAAGTCCATAAAGGATTCGTGTACTTCTTGTGAGAAGTTAGAGTTCTGCAAAACCTCAAACACATAGTCGGTGACTTCATCAAGATCATTGTTTACGGCGTCACGCTGTTCTTTAGGAACCTCGGAGCCAGCGGTTAGATCAGCCCAACGCGCAAAGTTAGGAACAATGCCAGACTGCAATCGGGACGCAAACTCTTGCACACCAACAACCGCAGTCTCATCAAAGATTTTATCATCCCGCCTTTGACCAGAGGTTTCATAATAAAATGACTCACGCTGGGGAAGAGAATACTCATAGCATTCTTCAAACAAGGGAATAAAGTTTTCGCGCTTGGCTTTTGCTTTGCCATAATGCTCAAAGTAATTCTTGGCTGTAGGATCATCTATCATAATTGAAACCTGTTATAAAACCCAGCACCGCCGCCAGACTTAGAGCGCAGTAAGGAGCGGCGACCACGCGATCCGCTTCTAAATCTTTTTGCAGAAGTTTGCTGTATAGTGTCCTCTGTGGCTTTAGACTTTTCTTCTGCCAACTCTTCGTTAGCTTGAGTAGCTAAGTTTTCTATATCAGAAGGTTCTTTAAACTCTTCAATAGCAGCTTTAACTAACTTCCCGCCAAAAAAGTTACTGTTAATTCCTGCAGGCTTCAGAAGTTTATTTTGAATACGTTCTAAACTTTTAAGTGGTTTGCTTATAAATCCACACATGGCAATCTCCTTTGTTGGTTAGCGATAAGCACAATCAAGAACAATCGGCAACGCACAATTACATGCGTGACCAAAGCCCTGCTCTACGCTTAGGGCCATTGCGCTTAGCGAATACATCAAAGTCCCTCTTAGCAACAGAGGGCGTAGCCGTTTTCTGATTGTTCATCAAGGCCCGACCTTCTCCAGCACCAAGAAGCATATACTGTAGCGCGTCATGTATGTGGCTAAACATATTCTTGTCAGGCTTGTCAGCGTATCTCTCGCCCGACACTTCCATGCGGCGATACTGATAGCCGCCTTCAAAGCCCTTAATAAGCTGGGCGCAACGACGATCAACTAAAAAGCCAGCCTTACCGTCTGTCATTTTGTTAAGCTGCGAAGATACCGACTCAAGCCGCAAATCCACAGAATTAGATGGGGCGGGGAATGCTCTAAGGCCAGCACCTCTAAGTATGTGGAACGGGGTAGATTCGTCGGTCTGCGCCCGAAAGTCACCCGCAGGATCACCATAAATAATAACTTCGGAACACTGAGAAAACCTAGTAGCAATCTGCTCACGGAGAACTTCCGCAAACCTAACGATGCCCATGTCAAACGCAACAACCTCATCTTGAACTAACCACCTTCCGCGAACCTTCTGACCCATAGTAGCAGCAGGAGTCAGGCCAAAATCCAAACCAATATACAAAGGATAACCAGCGGCAACGGGGATTTCCTCACTAGCAACGTGTGTATCCGTAACAAACATAGGATAGATTGGCTTACCATCCTGTATAGAACCTAGCTTGTTCATAACGTACACATCAATCCAACTCTTAGTCTTACCCTGTATAAGATTAGGATAGTAAGACTTCATCATGTTCTTAGTATTCTCAGCTGTACTACTTGGCTTGTAACTATCTACTTCGTTATCGTCGTTTCTAACTTCTGTCATGCCAGCAGGTTGAGTATAGAAAGCCCAGTTGTCAGGCTTAACCAACATCTTAGCTTGCTCTCGCGGTATGTGATCTGGGATCGGAACCTCGCCAGACATAATCGGCCACCAGTGATCTTCCTCCGGTGCGTTCGTATCTGCAATAACACCTGTCCAAGATGGACCTCCCTCTCGCATAGAAGGAAACCGACCAACGCGCATAGTACACGCATCCATAATAGACTTAGGGATTTCCCTAGCTTCGTTAACCCAGATGCCAGTAAGCTCTAATGACAGTAACTTCTTAACGTCCTCGGGCCTATCAAGAGCCAAGAACAAAACCTCTAGGTCAATGTCACCCTTCTTAATGTGATGGGTGTACGGAACAGACCAAGTAAACTTACCCCAATCCTCTTCGGGAAACCAATCAAGCCAAGTCTTAATAGTAGTGGTTCTAAGCTGTGGGTTGGTATTACGAATGATTGCCCAACGACTTCTGCGAATACCGTTCTGGTTTTTATCCTGCGCTAAGGCACGACGAAAGACCTCAATGCAACAACCAACAGACTTGCCAGAACCCACAGGGCCGCGAAGCCCACGAAAGAATGTTTGGTCTTTCATAAACGCTTTAAGCGTTTCTCCGTCTGGCTTGTACTTAAAATCAACCACAGTATTGTCTGCCGAACCTCAGCATTCTATCTACAGTCTCAGGGGCCATGCCATCAATCATCTTGTCGCATTCCCTGTTAGTGGCAAAATCCAACGGCACATACGTTAAATGGACCTTGCGCACTATCACTCTAAGTATATCTAGCTCTGCTAGGGAAAGGGTAGATATAAAACTCATCTCTTTAGCAAACTCTTTTTCTTTTTAGGAAAGCCAGCCTTCATGTTAGCATATGATTTGTCGCTAACTGTAGACTTAGACTTAGACCTGCTAGTTCCAGATTTCTTGCGGCGGTTAATGTTGGCGTACAAACTCATTTCTTCTTGCCGCCTTTAGGCTTTGGCTTCTGCTTGGGAGGGCGACCGACCTTAGTTCCGTAAGTTCCTTTACCACTAGGCATTAGATTTATTCCTCTTGCTGATGGCCCTAGCTTTAGCTTTCGCGTCAGCTTTGGACGATGCTCCCCAGACCTGTAGGCTAAGAAGTAATCTCGTTGGCTTTCCCTTTGCGTCCCTTTCGGGTCCGCGCATGTTTCCCATCCTTGCCAGAAAGCTGGCCCGTCTTGGGTTGTCTCCGCTTTTTACCGGAGCCTTCATGCCCGTTCCCGCTCGGCCCTTGGCGTTCAAGCCCCCCGCTGGGTTCTTGCCTTCCTTCCGTGTCCACGCTGGTGTTGCCATAATGAATCCTTAATACCGATGCTAATACGCCTGCCCTCATTTACTAGCGCGTTCAGACTTAGCCTTGTTGCGCAATGCCTGCAACTTAGCGGCGCTACTTAAGATCTTTTGGCCGTCTGCCTTCGTCTTATTAAAGCGCTCTTTAAAACGATCCGCTACGCTGAATGTGATTAGGTTTAGTCTAATCTTCTTAATCTTAGAAACCACAGAAGAAGGCGTAGTGTCCTTCTTACTTAAGATAAGCAACGAAGTTCTTAATGCTTCCATCGGTGATTCATCAGTGGCTTTGCTGCCACCCTTACCGTCAGGCTTGGATAAAGTAGGGCCACGCTCTCTAAGTATCTTATAAATGACTTTGTTGTCAGCTTCTCTTTTTGATCGTTCCATATCAATCTCCTGTTCAACCAAACCCCTAAACCAAAATAATATTTTAGGAAAGGCACCTTCTGTCAGTATCGTGTGTGTATGGGACCTCTAGCTAATAAGTGTCGCCCGTTTTTAACCCCACCCCCCTAGCTCAGGTCAATGCTAACTCTAATGTCCCCAGCAACTTGTACCTGACTACGATCTATGGGCTTGAAGCCAGCGCGATCTAATATGTCTTTACTTGCCTCAAGCTGTACGTACTCTGATCTAGCTCCCGTAGCCAAGTTCATAACACGTGCTGCAGCTACAGTAGCATTCATTCCAAGCTGTTCGTTTACCCGTTGCATCATGTATTGCTGCACATGCGGGAGCCGTACCGTCTTGCTTGCGGTCACTCTTCCTGATTCACCTTGTGCATACCCTGCTTCTGTAGCAGCTTCGCGCAATGTGCATCCTGTTGCTACGAGCGTATCCACTAAACCCATCTGTCTCTTGGTTAATTTACGTTGTTCTAACATATCTATATCCTGCTATTAGCCCCCCTCACCCTCTCCCCCCACTGTAGACAGCTTGAATAAAGGTATGTCAATCCTACCCTATGCTATGTTGTGCAAACCCATACCAATGCACAGTCATTCTGGTATTGACAGGTTTCGGCTTTATACTGCGTCAGTGCAACAGTGGCATGGCAATGGCCGTGCTACTCATGAACCAAGCCTATAGTAGTCTTGGCCCTATCGGGTGAGTATCATCCCCTCGTTCCTCGGCTATTGCAAGATTCAATGAATGGCTAGTCGCCATCTGCTTTAGGGGGCGATCTTGCGAGATCTTCCCCCATCGCTGTGCTCCCCCCCTTCTATCGCTTAAGGATAATGAATATATGTAATATATATGCAGGTTTACTCCGAGCAAATCGTCGGCGGGGGGACACATCACTAACTGATGGCTGAATGTATATCTAGTACCAATTTCCGGTCTTACATTGACGCCTGCCTGCTTGAAGGAGCAGTCCGACCCCAATCTAAGATTCCATCGCGATGTCAAGGTTGACCGCAGACGCGGCTCAACTTGCTTCAAATTGGCACTAGACATACACGGCCTAAGGGGGCCGCCCAAGTGGGTTCAGCCATAAGTGAGCTTGGTCCCTGTTCCCGCCACCGATTGGCCGGAGCAAATCTGTTTTGGTTCAGTAGTTTGGATCAAAGCTATTATGTATATAAATGGAGATGAACTATGACTTTAAATAATGCACTCAATAATATTCCTCAAGATGTTGCTTTGGCAATAGATGCGGCTAACGCAACCGATGTAAAAGCTTTAGATTTAGCGGCGACTATCTCAGCCTATTTCTATGATCCTATCACATATGGAAAAGAACAGAAGAAATGGAATACTCATAGCGGTGGACAATATGCTGTAATATCTGGCTTGTTGAATAGCCTTAACCGCCGCATCAATAGCAAGAGCACCAACTACTACACTAAGTCCAACGGCGAACAGGTCCGCAAATTCAGCGGCATTAAGCCAGAGCTTCTTGCAAATATTGAGCTTGTTAAGAAGTACGAGACAGATGCTTATGATGGAGACCGTAACCGTGTGAACACTAAGTGTGAGCAATTGCACAGCGAATTATTGCTTGCGACTCAACTCTATGATGCACTTGCAGCAATGCACCTTGCCAACACAGGAAAAGAGTTCAAGCCTTTTGACCTGCAGGAAAAGCATGACGATATGCCAGAAACGTCAGCAGATACCAAGACCCGCAAGACAAACCTTAAAGCATGGCAGCAGGCAGTAGCATGACAAAAGAACCCGGCACATGGGAAGACGATCCCGACTTTGACAAAGAGCCAGCGGACTATTTCGCTGGACTTGCTGACAATTACTATAGCAACAACAGCACATGCTTAGATGAAATCTGGTCAGCTAATATTAACTGGCTGGAAGACAAGATAAGCCCAGACAGGAAGAAATAACCCGACCACATAACACGACCCAGCGGGCTGCCTTAATCGGTGGCCCGAAAATTTTTCGCCGCTGCGCGGCTCATCTGGCAAGGAGATAGGGCAATGAGATATCCGAAATGGGACGATTGGCTAGGTGGTATCGCCATCATAGTAGTAACGTTGTTTATCCTTCTCTGGTAATACAGCGTTACGATAAGGCAGTAGGCGCACAACATCACACCCTGCGCTTGCGGTGAGGTTCTTCTCTGAGAGTGAGGGGAGAGAGGGTGTGTGTGTGTGACATCATGATCTGTTATGATAGCGGGTCATTTTAATTTTAACTACAATCAATGGAGATTGAAATGCTAGATACTATGAACACTACAGACTGGGACTTTGGCGTAGACATGGAGCCATGCTTAGATATGCGTGGCAATGAGATACCTAAGTTGCGCAATCTAATACGCACCGACACAGGTGAATCGCTTGGCACTCACAAGTCTAAGTACAAGTTGATTAAGCACTCCGATGCCGTCAACTCAATCATGGACTCAATCAAAGAAGCTAACATCAGCACAGACTACAGCGTTAAGACACACGTTGCAGACAACGGTGCCAAGATGAGGCTTGAGGTATTGTGCAACGACATTATGCTGAAAGACGCAGAGGTAAATGTCCCCC